AAGGGGAATGCGGTCGGGGTATTTAGAATGGCGATTGCTAAGAAAATAACCCGCCCCCGGGTAATGCGGTAGGGGGTCTAGGGCTGGTTAGCGGTCTAAGGGTTTATTGCTTCTTCGTCTATTACAGCTTCTATGGGCTGGAAGAAGTTGTCCAGTATCTCCGGAGCTTGCGGGAATTACGTGGTCTGCCTCGAATGGGTCATTTTCTTTCTTTCCTTCTCCGCAAAGGTGGCAAGTAATCGCAGACTCTCGGACGGCTCTAGCCCGGCGCGCGTAGTCCCCGCCATACTGCCCGGTCGCTGCCTTCCGCATAGCTCGACGTGCTTCGTGGATTGCTTTAGCTTGCGCGGTGTGAGGTGGGCATAGCGGTTCGGGTGATAGGAGTCCGCAGATACGGCAGGGCTTAGGGAATCTTCTAATCTTTTCCCCAACCTTTTCCCTCGAAGCGGATAGGAGGCGCGTCGAAGACTCTCATCATTACTTGAGCGCAGTTAGCGCAGCCGGGCTTATGCTCTTCACTCTCGACGCTTCGAGTAATCGTAATAGTCATAGGGCAGTTAGGGCATTTGTATTCGTAGGTAGGCATTTATTCTTTTTTCTCTTTGTATCTTGTTAGGCAACTAAGACAAAGTTGTAGCGGGTGAACGCCTTCTAACAGTTTCATTTCTAGCACGTGTCCGTTCTCGCAGACTAAGGTAATCTTTCGCATTGGCTTCACGCGGATAGCTCTCTTTGATAATCTTGTAGCTCGCTTAGTCTTCCAGTTCGATAGCTAATGTCGTTTCGTTCAAGCTCAAGCGAATAGTCGGGCTGGATTATGTGTTCTTTGTTTACGCAGTCTTTGTGAAGGCAAGTCCTAAAGCCCGGAAGATAAAGCTTTAGGTTTCTATCTATCGGGTTGAAGTGCTCGTCTACTTCTCCACGCCACGGACGGCATACTGTCCCGTTGTATTTGATTTCGTTAGCTTGTCCATTACGACAGTCTGAGCATTTACCGTCATAAGTTCCCCGTGCTTTTCTTCTTTCTACTGCCGCTTCACTTACTAAGATTCCGCAACGATTACAGTTCATAGCTTGTATACCGTTCCCGTGAAGTCGATTTCTTTTTCTAAGAAAAAGGTTACAAGTCCGGGCTGAGAATCTTCTCCCGCTTGTCGTTTCCACCAGCCGGAGCCGTTGTCCATTGTGGCAGCTTGAATCCAGAAGCGAGAAGTTCCCCGCGGTGTTGAACCTAGCTCGACGATTCGCAAGTGGTGGAAGTGTCCGCTGACTCCGATTGTCGCCGCTGCTACGGGCTGATTGCCGAATGCCTGTTGACGCCACCACGTCGGCACTTGGTCTGGTCTCGGTGATTGGTGTCCGTGCCATAGCCCTAGAACGTGGAAGCCGTCGTCGAAGATATCTAACGCTAAAGATTCGTCGTGCGGTTGTGGCTCTAAGAATGTAATCGGCAGACCGACTTCTCCAGCTAGCCGGGCTAGAGTTCGTCCGATATGGATTCCCCAGTCGTCGGTTCCCTTTCCTACTCGCTGTTTGTTTATTCTCATTTGACAATGGTTAGACGCAACAGATAGGTAAACGATTTCCGGAACGTGTTCGGTAAGAGCGCGCAAGGTCGTCCAAGCTAGAGTCGTTGCCAAATCCACCTGCTCCATAATTGAGAGGTCGTTCGTGAAAAGCTGGTTAGCGTCGTTAGCGTTTATGAAGTTCTCGATAGTATCCCCAACGTCGCAGAAGATAACCTTCGAAGGTTTCTCTTTCTTGACTTGTTGAATAAGCTTCGCCGTTGTTAGTTCGACTCTTTCGATTAGCTGAGCAGTTCCCCCGCGGTGGTCTACCTTTCCTACCTGTAAGTCCGACCAGAGAACGACTAGGGCTTTATCCGTTGCCTTGACCTGTAAAGATTTCCGTTTATCTTTTACACGTCGCTTTGCTTCGGCGTAGAGAAGTGGCAAGTCAATTCCGCTGATTCGTTTTCTAAAGGTGAACCGGAACGACGTTAGGAATTCCCCGGCTTCTTTTTGTTGCCACTTGCTTACCCGGGGAGTCCCGATAACTTCGAACTCTTCTGGATTCATTCCTGCGGCTTCTAGAAACTCTTCGAAGCTAGTTGGAGATTCGGAATAGGGAGTTGTTGCTTCGCCTTCGTTGCCGTCGAAGATTACTCCCGGACGACCGAACGGAGTGGGTTCTACTTTCTTCGCTGGTTCTAGGTTTTCTAGCAAGAGCATTCTTTCTTCCGGTGGCGCAGGATTGAAACGTCGCTAATTCGTAATCCCCTAGAGCTTAGTTCACGGGCTAAAGCCCCGGAGTTGAATTCCTTGTTAGCTAGTGCCACGTCTAGGATTTCTTGGTCTTTCTTTTCTAGCTTGTTGCGGATAGTTCGAACCGCGCAACTGCTAATTCTTTGCGGTGGCTTTAGGTCTTCTAGCATTTATTCCCCTTACAAGATTCAGAGTCAAGTCCCCGAGTTCGGGTTCCAGTCCAGCGTAATCCATTTCTAAAGCTTTAGCTGCGTTTTCTTCTGTCAATTACCCATAGACGAATTTGGTGTCTAAGCCAACGAAGCTGCCGACGAATATAAAGAGGTTGTCTTTTTGACGAGTGCTTACCTTTCGATTTCAGTCTGAAGCCATTCATTGAACGCCACCATATCTTTGTCTAGTTGCTCAATCATTTTTCCGTAAACTTCTAGCTCGATTAGTAAAAGGTCTAGTTTCGTTTCTAAGTCCATTTCATTTCCTTTACGTGTAAGTGAGCCATTTTTAGCCCCAAGTAGATTCCGTGCGTATCGAATGTTCCAAGTCGGTACGGGTGTTTCTCGAAGCGGGCGATTTCTTCTTCTAGCATTTCAAGAATTCGCTCTCGTTGTTCCATTTGCCCTTTGGTATATCCGGCATATTTATTCTTTGCTACTTTCGTGGTCATACTCCCATACCTTTCAGTAGTTCGTTCATTTCTCTTTTGTAGCGTCCGTTTATTTCGTCTACTAGGTCTTGAACGACGATTGGGATTCCTTCGTGGTCTTCGACGAAGCTAAGAAGATATTCCCGTTCGCTACGCTGCCCGGCTTTGAATCCGTCGGTGTAGTCGGTGTTATTCGTGAGCCTTTTGTCTAGTCCGTCATAGAATCCACGGATATAGTTTTCCTGTTGCGCTTGCTGAATCGTTCCGTAAGTAGTCGTCACTTCGTCTTCATCTTTCCAGCTCATTACAATTCCTTTCTTGGTCTGCGGTCAATCTTCGTTAGCTCTTCGATTAGCAGGGCTAAAGTTGCCCTGTCTATTAGTTGCTCTATTGTTAGAAACTCTAGAAGGGTTTCTACTGAGGCTTGTTCGTCCCGGCGTCCTTTGTTGTAAGCGGATAAAGTTTCAGCGGGCAATTTCAGAAGCGTAAACATCTGCGTTAAGTCCTTCCACTAGGTCGAGAATCTTTGCTACCGCTTTAGTCGGAACCGGGTTCGTCGCTTTGATTAGGCGAAGAACTTCGTCCCGCATAAGTAGACGGCCCATCAGGATTCCGTCTTGCTGCGCTGTCTGATAGCTGAACTGGTGTGGGTTGTAATCGTCGTTTCCGAACTCGATTGCCGGGTTAGTCTTGCTTATCATTTTCGTTCCTTTCTAAGAACTGTTCTTCTAGGTGGCTAAGTAGTTGTATCTGTCCCGTGTATCTATGAATAGCTAAAGCTTTATTACTGGTTCCGTCTTTCTGATTCTCCGCAAACTCGTAGCCCACTTTTATAATCCGACGGAGAACAAATTCAGCTTCGTTCATCTTCCGTCCCACCTTCGCATTATGGAGATAATGCCTAGCGTCCACACGATAGTAAAGAGCGGAAGAAAGAATAGAAGCCCGGCGTTCGCTTGAACCATTTCCGACAGCTCCACTAGCCAAGCGAAAAGTAGAAGCGGGATTAGCTCGAGTGCCATTAGAGATACTTCCTAGCTAGGTAATCCACGAAGAAAATAGTTGTTATTAGAAAGCCGAATACTCCGAGAGTGTATCCAAGAAGCAAGTCCGTTTCCTGAAGCTTCCAACTGCCAACTAAGAGAGCTGCGAAGAGAATAAAGAATCCGAATAGCTTCATTAGACACGCACCTTCGGGCTTGCGAACTTGTCCACGAATTCGTCGAACTTGTCGTGCGCTAGTCGCTTATTTAGTTCTCCGTCTAGCGACGTGTAATGCTCGAAGAAGTGGTCTGCTCCGTTACGAACTTCGACGCAATAAACAAACTGATTATTTACTCCCCGGGTGAACCCGATAACTACGAACTCGTCGTCGGCTCTCTCGAAGTGGTCGAGAATTGTTAGGTTAGTCATTCGGTCACTTCCCAAATTCCAGCGATACCCAAGTTCGGGTTCTTCTGCATCTTCTTCCAGTTTTCAATAAGTGCGTTCTCCCGGGCGGTGACTTGCTCTAGAGAATCTCCGTAGACGTGTACGGACTGGCCGGAGTAATAAACTACGGCGAATAGTTTCTGCCCCCACGGGCTTAGAGTCTTTTCCATTTCTTTTCCCTTTCTATAGCTTCGTGATTAGTCGGTCAAGGTTCACTTTGATTGCTTCGATAGCTACGTTTATTTCCGATAGGTCTTCAGCGTGGCCGTCTGCTTCGTGTCCGTTCCCTGCTTCGGTTTCGTCGTCTAGCATTTCTTGCTTCTCTTCGCGCTCGTCTAGTAATTCTTCTAGGTCGCTGAGTAAGTCTTGAATCTGATTCATTTGTTTTCCCTTTCCTTCCGGGGGAGGCTTACGCCTCCACCCTTTCTAGTTTCTCGATAAGACTTTTAACTTCTGCTGCTGCTTTTTCCCAGCCGTAGGCTTCGACTTCGTCTGGAGTAAAGAAGTATTCGGACTGGTAGTTCAAAGCACTAAGAATTCTTTCTAGCTCTTTGGCTGTTAGCTTTACGTTCATTTCTTTTCCCTTTCTTACCCCGGGCTTTTCCGGTTAGTAATAAAGTACCACAGATTTTCGGGAATTTCTACCAATTTTGACAAATTTTGACAAATTTCTAGAAATGTTACCAAATCGTTATAATTCAGGGTAGTTCGAACGGGTGTTCGATAGATTTGGGGCCGTAGAACGCCCGTAGGCGGGTTTTTAGGAGGTCGGGAGAGTGTTTACCCGTATTAAAGCCCCCGGGCCTCTAGCGTCCGCGTAGACCTTTTGAGCAGATACCCGAACTACCCGAGAATCGTCTACGTAGATTACCCCGCTGAGTGAATCAAAGACGGCCCGCAGGAGCTTGTCCACGTCCGGCATTACGGACGGGTACGCCCGGTCTTGAACTGTCTTGGGTCGGGGAAGATAAAAGATGACCGAAAGCTCTAGCGGTTCGTCGAGAAGTTCCCAGCCGTCGGTTACTAATTCGAGAGCTGCGAAAGCGACGGCGTTGCGCCAGCGTTTATGCTTGGCTGAATTGACTTGAACTATTCGCCCGTGAATTACGGAGTGCGAACCTTGCGAAGCGGGTTCCCCGGATACGTCAATAGTTAGTTCGAACATACTGGTTCCAAGCTTCTGAGATTCCTGCCCAAAGGTAGAAGCAACCGAAGACTAGCCCGACCACGTGTAGGAAGCCGGAAGATTCGGAAGCGAACTCCACGAATAAGATTCCGGACGCGGACGGGACTAGCCAACGGAGAAACATTAGAACGGCAAAGCTTCTTCGTGGGTAGGAGTCATAGCTGGAGCTTCTGAGCCGTCTAACTTTATCGTTGCGAAGTTTATCGAGAGGTTAACCACGGTCTTTTCTTCGCCTTCTTTGTTCGTATAGTTTCCGATAGCTGCCGAGAGCAAACCGCGAGCGGAAACTTTCTGCCCAACCTGAAGTGAGGTGGTTGGAGTATCGAGCCAAGCGGTGTATCTTGCGTCGCGCTTTTCGCCGTCTTTAGATTTGAAGGTTTCGAGAATCTGGACTCCCTTGTTGTTGAAGACTAGACCAACGATTTCGCCTTTTACTTCTACTGTTGCCATAGTGTTTCCACCTTTCTTTTTTTTCTACCCTAACAGTTAGTTAGGACTTTTTTATATGCTCCGGATTACAACAGTCGAGATGACCGCAGTTCCGAATCCCGGGCAGAACTGGTAGCCCTTCATAAATTGGCCTTGAAAGAGTTTCGGGGTCGAAGTCGCCTTGCCACGGTAGGCACTTAGTATTTCCGTATTTGACAATAAGCGACTGGCCCATTCGACAATCCGCGCAACGGACGCCCGTCTTAGGTTCGTCGATTTTGACGCGCCAAATATGCCCGCAACGGTTACATATCGCTTCGTTCTCTTCCACCGCATTAGAGTATCAGCCCTGCTTGAATCGCTGCGTTGCGACAACACGGGTCGCAACTAAGTAAGCCGATACCGTGAGCGCATTTCGGTTGCGGAGTTCCCTTTCTTTCTTCCGTGTAGGAAGTTGCCCGGGTTGCTTCCGCCCTTCTCTTTTCTTTGATTCGGAGAGCGTGTGCGATTACGTGCTTCGCTTCTACGTAGCTAATAGATTCGTCGCGCTGAGCTTCGATTACGGCGGTCTTAGCGGCTGCGAAGTCTAGGTAGCCGATTAGGTCAAACCAGACCTGAAGCTTCTCCGCTGTTAGTTGTCGGTTGTCGATTGCGCTTAGGTATTCCATTAGGTCTTTTAGTTCGTTCTTAGTCATTAGCCCATTCTTCCAGAGCCTTCGAGTCGGTCGCCTTGCGTTTCGGTAGTGGCCCGTTCGACCAAGCTTCAGCGTTTAGCCAAGTCGCCGGGTTCTTTATGAATTGCTTCTCGGGCAGATTCGGGTCTTCAGCGTAAGCCTTTGCTCCGGCGATTACTACCGCTGGGTCTTGGTTCTTGATTGCCCGCCTAAATGCCCGGAGAGCTGCTCCCTTGTCTACCTTCTTCGGGTAGCTTTCCCAGAAAGAATCAAATTCTGAATCGCTATATATTCTCTCGTTATTCTTTAAGATGTTCTTCTTAATAATGTTCTTCTTAAGTAGCGGATTGTCCTGCGTAGGATTATCCTGCGTAGGGTCTTGCGTCGTGTAGGTGTAGCCACCGAGATAACCCTTTTCTCCGCGCTCTCTTTCTTCAGAGCGCATTAGATAACCCGCTTCGAGCAGTTCATTTATTAGCGTCCGGATTGCGTCGCGTCCGACTCCGTTATCTCGACCTAGACTTTCTTGGCTTATGCTCCAGCCGGGAGCGTGTGAAAGAAGCTGCGCTAGTAATCCCTTAGCCCCAAGTGAGATTCTTTTATCTCGCAACCAGTCGTTCGGTATCTGGGTGAAGTGGTCGTCGAATGAGTGATGTCCCCGGATTAGCGGCATTAGCTTTCCTTTCTAGCTAGTCCGATACTAGCCAATAAATCAGCGAGCGGTATCAGTCGCCCGATTGAAGCCTTAGTGGCCTTCGAAGCGATTGGTTGCCTTGCTTCCCGGGGGTTCGTGTTGCTTATGAATTGCTTCAGGACGCTGGTTTTTATCATTACGAATCCTTCCCCGAGCGGGGAGCCAAAGCAATAGTATTCCGCTTCGCTTACGTTTATCCCCGATTGCTTTTTGTCTGAAGCGTCGGGTTCCGAATACTGCCACGTTTCAACGTAGACGTTTCCCGTTTCGTTTACTCGATAATCAGTTTTGACTTCTATCTTCTTGCCGATTAGGTCAGCTAAGAAAGTTTCGACAAGCTCTTCCCCTATTCGTCCCCGTGTAAAGTCCACGTCGAAGCGTGGTTCGTATCCAGCCATTTCCTTTCCTTTCAGTCCGGTTGTTTCGTTGGAGCCTTTCCAAAGTTATCGTCGAGCAAGTGCCAGCCGTCCCATAGACGCACGGGAGTTTCTGCCGGGTCTTGATGCGAGTAGAGTTTCCAACCGCGCATTCTTGCGAGCGCAGCGAATCCGTAAGACGCTTCCATTTGTCCATTAGAGAATGAGCAGAAAACAATTATGTTCGACGGGCGATTGCGCTCTTTACTTCCGCCCATTCCGCGGTTAGCCCGATGTTGTGGAATTAGTTCCGGGCCAGTAGTTCCGCAACAGGGGCAAGCAACGTCCCGGTCTAAGTATTTTTGAAACTCTTTTTTATTCATCTTCCCACGGGTCAAATTTCTTCGCGGGAAGGTCTAAGCCCGTCCCGGAATAGTCTGCGGAGAATCCAATAGTTGAAGAGCTGTCCGTATCTCGGAAGTTTAGAATCTCTTCTGAAGTCGGAACCGGGCAGGAGTGGCGACGAATCCAATTCTTGTAAAGTTGCGTAGCCTCTTCCCCGGACGCTTGAAACGTTGCGCCGCAGGAACACTTTTCCCGAATCTTCATACCCCGCCAATCCTCCGCCCATTAGTCTAGCTTCGCCATTGAAGTTCTACGTTCCGGCTAATAACCGCGGTCATTGTGGCCGTATCGGATAGAACCTTCATCTTCATTTTTACCCGGTTGAACTCCGCCCGGGCTAGGTCTGCCTTTAGCTTTTCGTCTACGGCTTGAAGCTTCGCCACCGCTTGACGGTCTGCTACCGTGCCTTGACTATTCAAGAAAGATAGAGAAACGGACTTGTCATAAGTTGCTTCTGCGTCCGCTAGTTTTACTTCGGCGTCATACAACGCTAGAGCACCCTTTTCCATTTCCTTACTTATGCGTTGTAGCTCCTCGACGATTTGACCGGGGGTTTCCATTAGTTCATTTCTTCCGCGGTCATCTTTATCCAATCTAGAATCTCCGCTGAAGCCTTAGCAGTCTTTGCTTCGGAGTAGAGCAACCGCAACTTATCTATGTCTTTTGCCTTTGCTAGTTCTCCAGCTTCAACTAACCAATCTCGACTAGGAATTTTCGGGGTCTGCCCGCGGGCCACCTTTTCCATTTCTTGTTTTGACGGGCCTTTGGAACCGCCTAAAGCCCAGCGAAGACTTCTTCCAAGAGCTGAAGTACACGCATTTTCGAGAGCTGAAGTTTTGTTAGCCATTCCAACGCCGTCCACTTCAAACGCCCATTCGGTAGCTTTGGGCAGTTCGAGTTCTTGGTCTTCAGCGCTTAGGTAAACCCTAGCTTCAACAACCCAAGTTCCAACCGCTCTATCCTGCGGTGTTGTGTGATTTACAATTACGCACCTAATATCTGGATACTCCGCTATTGCTCTTGCGTGTCTTTCCTCGACTGTTTCGTACTCGTCTAGATTAAATTGTGCCATTTACTTTTTTCCTTTCTCGTTGTGTAAGTAAGGGTTTCCCATTCCCCGAGCGCGCAAGCTAATCGCGTGTTCGCCGTAGACGATTCCCTTTTTCTTTCCGCCCATAGCCGATAGGACTCGACTCTTTAGTTCGGTAAGTTTCTTTTCTGATTCTTCGAATTGACTTAGAGCTATGAAGTAGTGGACGCCTAGTTCGTCTAGGTGTTCTTCCCCGTCTTCGATTTTAGGATTCATAGCGCGAATAGTTTCGAAGGTCGAATTGCTTCCGTCCCAGTCCGGCATTTTTAGGTTTAGGACTGATTCCCTAAAGCGGTAAGCGGCAGCGATTAGAGAAGTCGCTTCGAATGAATCCCACTCGACTTCGAATTCTTGATAGCTGGAACCTGCTAGAGCAACAAGCACCGCTTCTTGGATTCCGAAGACGTTCATATACCAAAGCACCTGCGCCCGGTAATGCTGCGGAACTTCGCTCCAGTAATCGCGTGAGAACTTGACTTCGATAATGCCCCAAGTTCCGTCCGGCTTACGATAGAGCGCGTCCGGGTTAGCGCGTTGCCAGCTGAATTCCTTATGCGCCCAAGTTCCGGTCGTGAAGATTTCGTAGTCCGGGTGTTCTTCTGCGAAGATTTCTAGGATTGGAGCTTCTAACTTGTTGCCAAGACGCATAGACATATTTGGTTCTACGTCGTCCGAGATTTGATTTGTTCTCTTCGCCCACTTAGTTATCTGAGATTCCCACGGACTCAGCCCGGCGATTGCTCCAATATCGGAACCGCCCACGGCTGCGTCTTCGTTTCTAAGTGCGTGCCACTCAGGGGAACCCGATTCAAAGTTGCCTAAGAATACTGCGTCTCCTAATTCTTTTAGTTCTAGATTGCTAATCATTTTTCCCTTTCCTGCTATTTTCGGTCTAACTTTCCTATAGGGTCAGACTATGACTACCCTACGACAATTATTAGGAATAGAGCGCAATTACCTAGAACTTCACGAAGCGATTCGGGAGGTCGGTTCCGTGGAGTGCGAAGAGCTGCCCGACGTCTTCTTCGCGCAGGAGGCTAACCGGGAGTCCCAAAGGCTAGTCGAAAGTATAGCGAAAGGTATCTGCCAGAATTGCCCGGTTAGGGTACAATGCCGGGACTATGCCAAGTCCACCCGGGTTGCGGGGATTTGGGGAGGCACTACCGAAGCGGAGCGTTATTCAGCGTTGGGGACGTAAGAGATAGCAAGAGCAGAGCTACCCATTGTTAGCAAAGCTGCGGCGACGTTTAGAATCCCTGCGCCTATTTCGTTGCTAATTGTTCCCAAGCTAATCAGTAGTGGAACGGTTGCGGCAATAATTCCGTATATCCATTTACGAGTGGCTGGTTGTAGGTTGAACATTATTCTTCTTCTTTCTTGTAGAGGTTTACGTCTTCAAAGGTAGCAGACGCCGTGTACGCGGTGAGAATAATTGAGATAAGAGCTACCCCGCCAACTACTAGCTGGACGGATACTTCCTTGTCAAAGAAGAAAGTTCCCATTCCAAAAAGAATCATAACGAAGCCCAAGCGATAACCGCCGTAGATTAGTTTCCGGCGATACTTCCAAGACGGGCCAGAAGTGTCTTCACCTTCTTGCTCCCGCAATAGCATTAGAGCGTCGAACAGCTTCACTTTAGTTTGTCTAACGGTATTTGGGTTTTGATATAGCTAGTCGGTTCGGTAAAGCGCGTTCCGTTGTTCGTGTAGACATATCGCTTGCCGCGCTGAATCTCGAAGTGAAGGTGTGGCCCGGTAGATTCTCCCGTGTTCCCAGACTCTCCTAGTTTCTCACCTTCGAGAATTACGTCCCCAACTTTTATTTCTGCGGCTTGGATAGAACCCTTTTTCAAATGATAGTAAGAAGACGTAATCCATTCGCCGTTTATTCTGTGGCTTAGTCGAACAATGTATCCAGCCCCGGCAGGTTCACCGCTTGGGAACTTGATAGTTGAAGGCCCGGCATAGATTACTTTTCCAGCGGCAATAGCACGAACCGGGCGACCAATTTCGACGGCATAATCTACGCCGTTATGGTGCTTTCGAATTTTCTCGATTGGGTGGAATCTCCAACCATAAGGCGAAGAGATTTTTGGAATTGGTTTGTCGAATGGATAGCGCATAGTTCTATTTTACCAGTAGAGAAAAGAAGGCGGAAACTAAACCCGTAACTCCTGCGGCTAGACCTGTATAAGCTATCTTTTCAATCCACGCTAAGCGGGCAAGGGTTAGTTCTACTTCCCGCATTCGCTCCGGAACGTCGTCTAGGTGGTCAAGTTTCTCTAGCAGGCGAACAAGGATTTCGCCGTGTTCAAGTTGCTTCTGATATATAGCGTTCTGGGTTATGCGTACCCCAGTTGTTTCCTCAGCCATTAGTTAGACTCCGCAAAGTCTGCAAGCTCCCAAGCTAGTTCTGATTCATTCCAGAGGTAAGTAAAGCCGTCAGTCGGGTAAGTTGTTGGTGATTGCCATTGACAAGTTTGCTCGTTTAGTGTCCAAGAATCAAAAGGAGATGGGGGTATAAACGCATCGAGTTCTTGATTGTAGTTAAAACCAATACCAGCAAAGTTTTTTCTTATTTTGCGATTGTAACTTGTTTGAATCCAAGTGCCACCTAGATTTTTAACTAGCCAATCGTAGCCTTCATTGGGCTCGTCATTATTGGTTACCAAAACCCTAATGACAATATTGTTTTCGTCTATTTCTGCGAAATGTGCCATTATGCTGCATACCTAACTATTACAATTCCAGAGCCACCATTAGCAGCTGCTGCAGTAAATGTGCCTTGGGCTCCACCACCAGAACCGCTGTTTGCAGTTGCGTTTGTAGGGCTTACAGATACAAGGTCTGCGCCAAAAGCAACTCCTCCATTACCTCCGCCTGCTTGTCCAGTTCCAGATGTTGCGCCACTTGTAGTTCGATAGATGCCTCCACCTCCACCACCAGCATAGCTTTGGCTTGTTCCAGAGATGTTTACAGAAACTCCAGAACCTCCATTACCGGCAGAAGAAGCTCCGGTATCTGCAGCAACTCCAGTATTTCCAGAACCACCACCACCTCCACCAGCGTAAACTACTGACCCAGGATTTTGTGCCCCAGTGCCACCGGCAAAACCTTGATTAGCCGTTCCAGACCCTCCTGCTGTAGAGGTGTTAGATTTTCCTCCACCACCTGAACCACCAGAAACTCCCACGTGTTCGCTGAAAGTTCCACCACCACCGCCACCTGCGGAAGTAATTGTGCTAAAGGTTGAGTCAGTTCCGCTGCCTCCAACTGCACCAGTCCCGTTTGTTGCAACTAGCGGAGACCCAGTTCCTCCTGCACCGATTGTTACTGTGTAATTAGTTGCAACCAAAGATAGTGCTGTTTCTAGTGACCCACCGCCACCTGTTGTGCCAACAGTAGAGCGCAATCCACCTGCACCTCCACCGCCACCGTGTTGTAATCCTCCACCACCACCACCAGCAACTACTAGGTAATCTACAGTCAGGCTTTTCTTTGGTGTGAATGTTCCAGAAGCAGTAAAGGTGTGAATCCAAAAACCTCCCACTTTAGTTATGGTTCCACCAGTTGCATATGCAGCATCAGCACCAGCAGCACTAAAAATACCTAACGGAAAGAGTGCCATTTTAGATTGCTGTTGCGTTCCCGATTATGCGGTAAGAGTTAGCGGCAACACAGACAACGGATACAGCGTCATAACGCTGACCAATCTTGTAAGCAGTTCCAGCGGTTCCGCGCCCATTTATAGTAGTGGCAGTTCCGTCTCGGGTAATGGTTACGGTTCCAGCTCCGTCTTGAAGAATGTCTATTCTTTCTCCGGCTTGGAATGCGGTAGCGGTTCCGATAGTCACGGTCACGGCTGAAGCTGCGGTGAAGACTAGAGTTTCGTAGCGGTCGCCCGGAAGAACGGTGTAGCTGGTCGCCGTGCTAGTAGCAAGATTGACTTCGTTGCTTAGGTATAAATTGACGTCTGCTGCCGCAAGAACTTCTCCAGCGGTAAAGGTTTTTCTAGGCATTGTTTTCCTTATGTCTTTCTTCTATTTTACTCGTAAGCAAGGCGGTCGTCGTCTAGGACACCCAAAACGGCGTCATCTAATATAAAGATTGCGAAGTCTAGACGCTCTAAGCTAAAGGTTATGTTCTTGCTTGAATTGTCCCAGCTATTGTTTATACCGATTACCCGGCAATACTGCTCGATAGCCGGGGGAACTTCAGAAGGTAAATACTTGACTTGAACAATGTCGCCGATTTCTAAGTCTAGAACTAGGTCTTGTTTCTCCGTAGGAATGTTGTCTAGCGATACGGTGACGGTTTCGAATCGGTATTGTGGCTCGGAGAATCGCGCTAGTAAGAAGTCGGATAGGAATTGAAGGTCTGCCGGATTTTGGACTAGCAGCCCGGACTTGTCGTAAACACGAACACCGTAGAGAGCTTGACTATCTAAGTCTTCGGCGAATCCTGTGTCTGGAATAGCTTCGTCATTCTCTAGAAGAATACGATTGTAAAGATTCTCAGAACCGTAGACAATGTTCACGTCGATAAAAGGAATGGCAGTAAGAAGCGGGTTTACTGTTGTATTCGCAAAGACTACGTCGATAACGTTGGGGACGGAATTTCTTTCCCTAAAGACTACGTTGCCTTCGCGTGAAATAAAAAGAGTTCCAAACTCGCTAGTTTCTACAAGCTGAAGATAAGTAAGGGTTCCCGTGCCTTCAGTAACTACGGAATCGAGCATTAGGGTATTGCCCGGGTCTATCTCTCTTCTAGCAGTAGGCCAAGCAACTTCCGGAAGGTCTAGAACCCGTTCGATTCTTGCTCCTGCTAGTTCGCTAGGTGGAACTAATTCATCTAAAGCTGAGTTAGCTAGAACGGAAAAGGCGTCCGAAACCGCGATTGAAACTACCGACTTCTTTCCCGGTTCATACTGAATATCGAAGTCGTCTATGAATCCGTTGAAAACCGGGTAAGTGTTAGAAGTAATGACCACCTCGCGCCGGGGGATAAGCTGCCCGTAATAAAGTCCGGCTTCGTAAAGCGGGTCAAAGAGTCGGTCGAAGTTATCCACCGTAATTGTTGCCACTCCAGCGTCTACGCGGTCGAGAGCTTGGGACTTTCCTCGACGGACGGCGACCGAAACAAGACGAGAAGAAATATTAAAAAGCTTAGTTCCGCCTAGTGTGTAATCTACGTTATCTAGAACACCTTTTACCGCGTCGTCAAGTCGAAAAGCGAAAGGGTCGTTGCTACCCAAGTCAAGACCTAGTTCTACCTTTAGAGCTGGGGCTGCCATTACGCGCCCTGCCAGACTGCGCCCGAAGTTCTTTCATAAGCCTTGATTGCGTCCACGATTGCTTTTCCAATAGTCGCACCGGAACCAACTCCACCTTCTACGTTTATGTTGTAGACGCTTTGCTGGGTTGTGTTATTGAATCTCGACTGCGTTCCGGTCATACCGATTTCGGAACCTAAAGTCTGGATTTCTCCGAAGCCCGCGTTTATTCTTCCTAGAGCGTCGGCTCCACCGGCTACTAGGCCCGCTGCTAGACGCGCGCCCGCAACTGGCCCGGCTTGGATTACTTGCTGAAGTAGTTCTGGGCTTAGGCCCATAGAAGAAAGCTTCGTAATGTTCTGAGAAAAAGTTTTTGTTTTTGCTAGCAGCTTATCCATATTACGAATAATGGAATCGGTCGAACCGCCTAGCTCGGGCAGGCTAAAGGCTCCAACGATTGCGTCTTTGATACTTGCGAAGGTGCTAGTCACCGAATCGGCGAATGATTTGTAAATTCTATCGCGTTCGTCCGTTGCTGCTTTTTCTGAAGCAATTCGTTCGTCCCGTAATTTATCTGCTTCTTGTTGGTCGGCTTGAATCTTTGAATTTATTTCAGCGATACCCGCGGCAGTTTTGTTGAACCTGTTTTGAGTTCTCGTAGCTAAGTCCGTGTTTCCCTTTGCGATTTTCTTAGCTGTTGCTAATCCCTTAGTTCCGCCTAGAAGGTCTGCCGCTAATCCTTCTGAGATACCCCTTTTAGTAGTTAGCTTTGTAAATAGCTTTTGATTTTTTACCGCTGCGTTTAAACTTTGCGCGTAAGTCTTTTCTGCCGTTCCGCTTTTACTCTTGCTTCCGGAAAGACGAGCCATAAAATTTGTCATACTGCTTTGAGCAAATGACTTGTCTAGATTCATTCGGCGTTCTGCCGCGTCCGGGCCAACAATAAGCGGAGGCTTGTATCCCGCTGCCGCGCCGTTTAGTCCTTCGATTGCGCTCTTAGCTGCGCCGTATTTTCCGGCTGCCCAATCTGCGTCTTGTCCAGACTTTAGAACTGCGCTTCCAAAGCTTGTCATCGTGGGAGTTGTAGCTCTCGCACCTTCGTTCATTTTCGAGATTCCCTCGGCGATGAAACCAAGAGCTATGACGGCTGCGCCAATACCGCTGAATAGTAGAGCGGAACGAAGAAGGCCGATTGAGATAGTCGCTTTCTTAGCTGCTACGTCCGTGCCACCTAGAAGCGAATTAGTAACAACGGCGATAGCGTTGTAGATTCCTTGCGTGACTTTGATTAGGTTGTAAGCCGTATTGAGAACAAAGAGCGCGCTCGAAACTTTGATAATCGTTTCTGCGTTTTGTAAGAAGAAGGCTGCTGTATCAAGAAGAGCTTTGGCTAAAGCTTTAAAGTCTACGGAGTTTACGGCGTCGCGTAATTTAGAACCAATCTCCGGAGCCATTTCTCGGAGTCCGTCCATAAGACTTCTTAGAGCTGGCATAACGATAAGGCCGATTTCTTCGCTGAAGTTTTCTAGCTCTATTCCAAGAAGCTCTATTTGTCCGGCGAAGGTCTGTGCGTAAGCTTGTGCCGAACCTCCGAACTGAGATTGTAGTTCCGCAAGAACAATCTTCTGCGCGCCTAGAAGGTCGCCCGATTGTGTGAGAGCTTTTATCTGCTCTTTCTGTTGGTCGGTGAACTGAATACCAACTCGGGTAAGGGCAGAGATTCCTTTTACCGGGTCGTTCAACGCCTTACCTAAACGGATAGCTTCCCTGCTTGCGTCCGTTCCCATAGCGCGGGATACGTCTAGACTCGCTTGTACGGTCTGGTCGAAGATGTCGTTATTTAGCCCGGCTTGATTCTGAATGTTCTTAAAGGTAAGAAGAAGGTTTGCGCCCGACTGAATTAGTTCGTCGTCTACTGCGGTTTGACGACTTAGAGTTTCGGAGAGCTTTGCGATATCTGCGGCGGTTCCGTTAGCGGTAGTCCCCGTGGACTTCAGAACGGCTTCGGTCTGCGCCATTATCTTCTGCGCTTCGGCTGCGTTCTGGACGCTCTTACCTAAAGCGGCAGCGACTACCCCAATACCAACCCCGGCAATAGCAGCGTTTCGTCCTAGAGCTTGGAAGTTGCCTCGAACTTTATTTAGCTGGTATTGTGCTTGCTTCAATCCCTTAGAATCGAAGACGGTGATAATCGGTATTCTGACTGCCATTACATTACCTTTAGTCTTGTGTTTGCCTTAGTGGAATATCTATTTATGATTGCTAGGACTGCGGCTGATACGCCTTCTTTTCTGCGTTCGTATCCTGCCCACACATATCGAGAAGCTTTGCCGTCTAGCTTTTTCAGCATTCCCTTAGAGTTTCTGGAACCAGCGTCCGGGCCACTTCCAACTAAGTCGAGTATCTCGAACCCTACTGCGTCGCCGGGGGATACTGCTTCGAATCCGATTAGGGAACGTTCCGTGCCACCTCTACCTAGTTTCGCGCTTGGTCTTATGTAGGTGCGAATCTTAGGAGTTGCGTATCGGGTTCTACCGTTATGGAGCATTCCGCCTTGACCTAATTTGTTTCCTACTAATGGCGAAACTATTGGAACCTTAGATTCTATGGAAGAAATAACAGAAGCTACGCCGGGTTCGTTTATGATTTCTTTTCTCATTTGTGCGAAGAGCTGTGGTTCGAATTTTTTTAGTTCGGTGACGGTTGCGCCCAAGCCTTCTACGTCGATTCTTAGCATTTCAATCAGCCTTCCTTCTATCTATTCTACTGAAGAGAAATAAGCAAAGCCCCTGCGTTAGCAAGGGCTTCACTTACCGCGGAAGGTTCTTAGCGACAAGCCACCTGTTCATTGTCCAAAGCATTCGGTCGGACTGCTCCAGTAAAATACTCGGAGCGATTCCGGACTCGACCGCTAGGGAAGCTATGAACCAATGAGCGGAGCTATCGCCTAGTCCTACTATTCTGGAACTTTTGGGTCTTCAGTTGCTCCAATAGCGTCTACTAGTTCTAGCCAACCTTCGAATTCTTTGTCTGTCTGCTTCCTGCGCTTCTCAGAATGCCAAGCGAGGAATAACAACCAGCCCATTTTTGGGTCGTCTAGTTTTGCTATTGAAACGTCGTACTTGTCTTCGAACGCCACCATATCGGGAGCCGATACTAGAACGTCCTTGTGTGTTCCGTCTGCGAACTCAATGCGTAGGGTTAGTTTCATTTTCTAGCCTTATGCGGTTGCGAAGGATACGGAACCCGAAGTCGGGTACGAAACTGAAAACGAACTTAAATCGCCGATTGCCCCGGCTACTGGAGACACGCTATTCACGTGAACGGTCGCAGTCCACGCTGGGTTAGTTGAAGAAGTGGCGGTTCCATTTGGGTTAATTACTACGGTCGCAAGTGTTCCGATAAGCGGGTTTAGAACGGTGTTGATTTCACCGACGCCGTAACCGGAATGAAAGTCTAGTGAAACTGTTCCAGATTTTAGTCCAGAAATTAGTTCTGTGTAACCGTTGCTTCCGAAGCTGGTTACGTCCACGTCTGCGGCAGTTAGCTCTAGAGTAGCGGCAGCAACACCAGTTGAAACGTTAGTTCCGTTGATTGTGACCTTTGGGTTTATTACTACATACTTTGGCATTTTTTTTGTTCTCCTATTTTCCTAGCGGTTTTATTGTGCGTAAACTACAACGTTGAACTCAGCGGCTAGATAGGTAACTTCGCCAATAACAATAGAGCCGTAATTCCGCATATCGGTTACTCGGAGAGAATCACATCTCCCACCAAGCGTCCTGTCTAATTCTATCGCAAGCTTTACCGAAGAACTTCCGGCGGGCGTCACGTAAGAATCTAGAAGCCTTTGTGCGGTTCTTTCCCCGACTCGACCGACGACGCAAGTAATAACGAAGTTGTATTCGTCAAGTCCACGGGAACCAGCTTTGTCATAATTTACGCTTGCTACGTTAATAATCGAAATGGGCGGGGAGATTGTATCCGGAGTTTCGGTTGTAGTTCGAAGCCCGGTGATAGTTCCAATAGCGGAAGCAAGTCCGGAACGAAGGTCGGTAATAGAAGCCATTAGGCGAATCTAACTTTTCTATAAACGTCGATAAGGTGCTTCACGTCCGGGTCAAGTTGAACTCCCACGCGAACGGCTCCCTGCTCCCCAAATCCGGCGATTCCCAAAGGCGAATCATTACGCTTAAAAATTCTTGCCGCTTGAATCACGGTTGCTTGCTTTACTGCCGTCGGAACGGCTGACCAGCCCCAGACGCCAACAACTCGAACGGTAGCCTCTCCGTCTAGGACGTCAAATAAATAGTCGTCTACGGCTCTTATACGGGTAGACGGGTGATTTGTAAGACCGTCCACTATTCCGTTTAGTGGCTCTAGCTGATAATCCTTAGCTGCCCAAGTTGTGCCGAAGTCGTCGCCGTCGGAGGTCTGAAGAGTAGTTAAAGTTATTAGGTCGTCAATTTCAGCAACGTAAGAATCTTGCGGAGCGAATAAACGGGTCGCTGTTCCAGCGGTGTAGAAGTAGCGTTGCGTGTAGCTGTCCACCATTCGAGAAGCTGATTCGACCGCAAGCTCTAGAAGCGTATCGTCCACGCTGTCGGTAATCCGAGCGGAAGCTTTTATTTCTGCGAGTGTACAGTAACCATTTACGATTGCCATTAGATTCCTTTGTTTCCTTTTATCTTACCAGCCGGGCTTTTATAGCGGTCGAGCTAATCCCTGCGGTGTAGGGCAAGAACCCGAACCCAACTTTATTAGCTTCTAGCCAATCTCTAGTAAAGCCCATTTGGGAGTTGTAATCCTTATCTGACCAATCCGTTCCAGTAATTACAAAGTCCGCTTTTGCTTGAATTATGGCTGGCTTTGAATCTTGCCCGCCATAGTTAATAATAACTTCGTCCACATATCTACAAGCCCGAACTACCGCTGCTCTTTCCTCGGTGGTCATTATGGGCGATTTGCCTTTGAACTCTTTAACAAATTCGTCTGTATTTATGGCAACAATAAGCGTTCCGTCTTCGCCCGCAAACTGTTTTAGTCTGCGTAACATTTCAACGTGGCCCCAATGAAAGACATCATAAGTTCCGCCGTTATATATTCTCAATCCCAACGATTAGCCCTTCTAGTTTTTAAGTCCCAGTAGCCCGGGGAGAAGTCTTCTTCGTTTACTTTCTTGTTAAATAGATTCTGATTCGCTGCGTAGGTTCGATTATTTTCTATCGTTTTGTTCTTTAGGCTAGAGCTGTTTTCGTGGTGAACTTTAGCTTCTAGTCTTTGAATCTTTACTCCAGCTTTTTCCATTCTCCGGTGAAGGTCGTTATCGTCAAAGTAGAGCGGATAGAATCGTTCGTCATAGAGTCCAGCTTTAGCTATTGCGCCTTCTCCGAATACCACGCACGCCCATTGTGGAATGATGTCTACGAAGTTCAAAGCGTCCGGGTCTGTTTCAGTTGCGATTATCTCCAGCGCACCAGATTCGAACCAAGCGTCGTCGTTTACTAGAACCCAGTAAGGCGCGTAAGGGGTGGACTTGATTACTAGATTATACGCACCTACAAGCCCAAGTCCGAAGGGAACTCGTAGGAGCCATAGATTCTTTACTTGTTCCGGTTGCTTAGGTTCCCAGTTCTTCGCTCCGGAGTTGTCTACGATTACCAAGTGTTCAATCGGGTAATCTATCGAAGCTAGTAATCTATCCGCTTTGTCGAACTGACTGTAAACGGCGAATCCTAGAACGGGAATCATTATGCGAATTTCTCCCGGAGAATCGGCAACCAATACCTAGACCAAACCTTGTCTACGTCAAAGTCCGAAGCGAAGTCGATAGCTACTTGTGAACGGCCTTTGCCTAACTTGTAAGCCTCTTCTAAAGCTCCAACTATTGACGGCACGTTAGGAATCTGCCACCAAGCGTCCTGCCCGGAATCCCAAGAAGGCTGTCCTTCTACTAAGAAAGAATCTTCAGAAAGAAGGTCGGGAGTCGCTGCCCAAGATGAACCGACCACGCGGGTTCCACAAGCCTGAGCTTCAACCGACGGAACGCCGAAGCCTTCTCCGTAAGACGTCGCAAGTAGAACGTCCATTCCCGTATAGTATCCGGCTAGAGTTTCCTGCGATATTCCATACCGATAACTTAGGGGATTAGGAAAGGCAACGTCTTCTTTATCTATGCCCAAGCTTTGAAGAAGGCTAACTAAATTCCAACCGATACCCTTAGAAATTGGGTCGGTGTGAAGATAGAGCATAACGTCTGGGTGCTTCTTCTGGAAGATTGAGAACGCAAGTAAATTTTCTGAGAATGCTTTGCGGTGAACTAGGCCAGAACTTTTATTTGCCGCAACCATTCCCACAACGAAGCGGTCTTTCGTTCCCATATGTTCTTCTACGGACTGCCCGTTTATTTCGAAGGTGGGCTTTAGAACTTTAGTATCTATTCCGTGCGGTGCGTATTTACACTCAATACCTTTAGCTTCCATTTGTCTAACTCCGTGCGGAGCCATAGCAACCGGAGTCACTTTCTTTTTCTTTAGAAACTCTTCGACTCTAGGCGGTATTGTTATATGGTCGAGTGGAACCCAGCTAAAAATGTCTATGTCGTTGAACGCTGGATTAGTAAGAACCCATACGTCGTAGAGCGTAAGCATAGCGTTCGGTTGGTTTGGCTTAGAAGCTGAAAAGGTTTTGTGGTCTATCGGAGCAGAATCGTTCGAATACATATCGAAGCCCCGGGCGAAGTGTGGAATCTTTCCGTAAGGCGTTTCTAGTTCGCGCTTGATTCCTTCGAGTCCGTAGTTAGAAAGAGCTGCTACGTCGAAGCCGTGACGCTTTAGGCGGTCTACTAGGTAGCGAGCTTGCTGTCCGTAGCCCGTCGGTTGGTCGGGTGAATTTGAATAGAGCGTAACCGTTCCATTGAACTGTTCACGGTTAGCAGGGTTCTTGGATTTAGTAGGAGTCATAGCAAAAGATTAGCAGAAGATTTCGACAGAATAAAAGGGGAGAGCCGAAGCCCTCCCCTTCCAAATTCTTAGGCGGATAGGTAACGCGCCTCTTCTTGGATAGCTTGGATTCCAATTTCCAGATTCTCTAGGTCGGAGATGTACCCGGCTGGAACCGCTTCGATTCTTCCGGTCTTTAAGATTTCGCCCTTGTCGTTGAAGTCCCACTCGTCGCCGATAATGTAGATTCTAAAAAGACCGTTCTCCGCGAATACTTGATACTGGTCTTTGGTAGCTACTGGAGTTCCCAGTTCTTCTAGATAAATAGTTTTCATTTTCTTCCCTTTCGATTCCCGGGCCTTTCCCGTTAGTACAACTCTACGGTAATTTTGCCTAATTTTGACTAATTTCGCCGAATTTCTAGGAATTTACCAAATCGTTACAATAGGCCATTTGACTAGCTAAAGGAGTTCCACGGCTAAAAGGAAAGGTCGCCGGAACCCTACCGTCCGGCGACCTCTCCAGTCTGTTAGCTAATGCTTATGGCTTAGCTTGCTCCTCCGCGGAATTTGACGAAGTGGCTTGCGTGTGTCAATTTTGAATCCACGCGAGCGGTAACCCTAAACGTGGTTACATCATTTGCGAAAGCGTAATCTGCGGACTGAGCCACTTGTACACCTCCGGCAAGACGTGTCTTCAGCGACGGAAGATGTCCCACGCCAATCGAAAACGCATTGACCGCAACTGTTAACGCGGCCGGATTTTCGTAAACTGGGTAGCCTAGAAGCTGGTCTGGCTGACCCTGTGCCATATTTCCAGCTGTCCAGATAAACGCTCCAGAACCGTCCTTAAGTTTGCGAACTGCCGCAAGACCTGACTTGTTCATCAGCCAACCGACGCCCGGCAGCAAACGTGCCTGTCCGTCAAGAGCATAAAGCAAGTCCACCAAGTTTTCGTAAGTCGGTGCTCCGGAAACTCCGGTGCCACCAGTTACCGCAGAAGAACCAGTTGTGAAGATACCAGTAGGCTCTACGGTTCCAGTTCCAACGGTTAGTCCGGTGTTGATTCCGAAACCGATTGCGTTTCCAGCTTGCTCCGCGATTAGCGCAGAAATATCTAGCGACGAGTCTGCTAGTAGTTCATTTGCCACCGGAACGAGAAAGCTGTACTTGAACGCTGACAACTGTACATTCGAAAATGTCGGTTCGCTGTCTGAGATAGCTGAACCCGCACTCTTGATTGTTGCGGTTGAATATCCGGTTAGAGTCGGGATTGTTAGTGTGTCCCCACCTGCGGTGTTGATTACCTGCGAAACGGAAAGCATAGGGCCGGCAAGTCTGGCCACGCTGAAAACTTCGTCGTAGAAAGATTTTGGCACTAGGTTGTCGGAAGGAACAAGTGCTCTCTTCTCTGCTCCGAATGTGTGTGAACGTATTTCTCCGTTAGCGATTGCGCGTAGGATATCTGCGTCCTGACGAACTTCGTTAGAAGGAATAAAAGAGTTGCGGGCTGCGTCTACTGCGCGGGCTTCACGCTCTTCCATTTTCTTAGCGGTGTCGATAGCTGCGTCGCGCTGAGAAATTTCGTTCTCGATACGCTCGATTGTTGCTTGGTCATCTACGGTTAGTCCGCGCTTGTCCGCTTCGGCTGACTCGATTACTGTACGAGCCTGCTCGATTAGGTTGTTGCGGGCTTCAACCTGCGACTTTAGAAAGTCTGACATAGTTGTTACTCCTTGTTTGATTTGTGATTATGGATTCCCGTCAAGCTAACTCGAACGGATACAACGGGGAGCTGACTCGACCCGCTGTTTATATTCTACCAATCCGGGTAAAGAGCAACCCCGCCGGAAAGGAATACGGCGGGGTTGCGTGTCGAGAGAAAGGGGGAAATCCTCGACGGCCCTTATCGGGTTTCTTTAGCCTCTGTGACGCGAACTTCTTTAGCTGGAGCTGCGTTGTCTAGCTCCCAGATTGCTTGCGCCCAAGCTTCTACATTATCAACAACTATTCCATATTCGGGATTACCTGAAGATTTTAGAATTGCTTCTTTGATTGCGTCTTTGCTTGCCATTTATAGCCTCTTCATTAGGAGTTCAAATTTCTTTTTCTTTAGTTCTAGCGCGGTAAGGTCTTCCGAATTAGCTTCCACTTCTGCTTCTTCTTGCGGGGTTAGTCGCTGAATTACTTTAGTTAGAAGTTCGGACTGCTCTAGAGATAAGTCCTTGCCGTCTTCGATAGCAAGCATAGCGTCCGCAAGTTGGTCTGCGTCTACCTCTGCGCGCTTTGCTACTCCGTCGAACGAACGAACGGTAGCGGTTCCCGCGGTGGCACTATATGCGGCGTAGGCAACAACGCTGACTTCAAAAATTCTGACAGACTTTAGAGTTCTTTCTGTTCCTTCAGCGTTCCAAGAATCTCCGCCCGCTGGCACGGAAAAGCCGAAACTCATAGCGTTTACGTCCCCGCGCTGGACTAGGGTTCGAACGTCGCGTCCTAGAGTCGTGTCTGGAAGAACTGCGGTAACGCGTAGGCCGTAGTTATCTTCTTCTAGCTTTAGAGTTCCCGCCCGAGTAGAACCTAGAACGGCCCCGGTGTCGTGATTCCATAGAAGCTTGATGTCGTTGCGCGCCTTTAGTGAACGCTTGAATGCTCCGGGAGCTATTCTTTCAATAAAAGGAAGTGGTTCGCTAGGTGAGTTGAAGACTGCGGCGTACCCGGTAAAGGTCATTCCTTCTTCACCTTCAACGGCTCTTAGTTCAAACTTTACTTCGTTAGTCCGCTTTTCAATCTTTGCCATTTGTTCGCTTTCCTGACTTATGCTTGCGCGATTTTCTTCTTCTAGTCTAGCAACGACGCCTTCCGCATATTTCATTGTGCGGTTAGCGGAAGATTTGCTAGGGCCACTTCCCCAAAGAAGGTGAGCGACAACTCCGGCAGAAGGATAATTTTCTGAAGAAGGATTAGCGTCCGGAGAATCTAGGTCGCCTAAGTGTCTAGCAATCCACGCAGCGATACGAACCCACTTATCTGCGGTGACGTTTCCTTCTGCCATAGCCCGGGCTTCTCTAACGGTTCTATCTACTAGCCCGTCCCCAGCTAAGCCCTCTGCGTAGTATTCAAGTCCACGGCGGGCGGCTGCTCTCATATAAGCCGGGGGAGTTAGATGTACGTCCCGTTGTTCTGTTTCATTTATTTCCGAGCGAGTGGACTTCGGGTGAGCTTCGGGCAGTAAGTCATTGTCGGTTATATACTTTGAATTCTCTGGGCTACCGTTTCGAAGAAGATAAAGGAAGGCGTTTACCCGTGCCATAGCCCATTGGTTTCGACCTATACCCGGACGGAAAGAAGTTGAATATGCTCCGGCTCCACGTCGATAAACTGCCGCTAATTGTCCGTAAGTAGTACGGGTGTAGTCGGGTTTATTTTCTTCTTTCATTTTTTCGTTGTGGTCTGAAACTTTGTTGCGGAGTGCGGTCTGCGTTGCTTCGCTTAGTTCTATATCTCCACCTGCGCCACCTGCGCTGCCCGGCTTGTTTTTATCGCTTCCGATAATCTGCTCCGACGCTGGGGCTGGTTCTGCCTCTGCCCTATCTTCTTCGGTAGGTTGCCACGCATTACAGTAGTTTCCGCCTAATACGAATGCGTCCCAACGTTCGCACCAAGCTTTATCGCCGTCTTGGTTTAGTCGGGTTTCGTCATAGAAGAAGCAATTTCCGCAAGCTCTACCTTCTGGAACGTCTGGAGATAGTGCCGGGCGATAGTTGTCGGGGAGTTCTCTTTCTTCCATTACTCGACCTCGTAGACGTCTTTCGGATTCAACGGGTCAATTTGCGCGACACCTTGAAGCATTACGGAAGGAATTCCGGTGTGTGGAATAGGTGGGAGGCCTAGAGCTTCTAGAACTGCCTTCGGGTCATAACCAGCTGTGACTAGTCTTTGAGCCATAAGAACTTTTTTATCCTCGGTCGAGATTCTAGAATCTGCGATTGCGACGTTAGCTAATGGAACACGAACTTCATCTGCTACGGTTTCGGTCATTGGAATAAGGTCTTCTAGTCTGCGGATATCGTTGACGGTGTAGTATCCCGCCTGAAGTCCGATTGAATAAGCGTTAGCCCTAGCTTGTGAATCTCCGCGTAGAAGCCCGTCTAGGTTGAATCTAAGGAATGCGTTTTCTCCACCGGGAACTTCAGATAAAAGAATGCTGAATGCGGTTTCTAGTTTCTGGACGATTGGACGAAGTGTGTGTTGAACAAAGAAAATAGAATCCTGCTCCACGCTTGCGTAAGCTGTGGAGCCTTGAACGCCTAGCATATGGTTCGGAATGTTGAATGCTCTAGCTACGTCTTCGACTGCTAAACGCCTAGACATTTCTAGCTGACTTTGCTCCGGGTCTACTCCGGTAACTTTCCAGTCCGCTCCGCCAGATAGAACTCCGGTCTTGTGCGACTTTCTTAGTCCACGGTGGGCCGCGTCAAAATTACGCCGTAAACTTTCGGCCTGTTCGGAATTAAGATTTCCGGGAAAAGTTATGATTCCTTGCGGTGTTGCGCTGTTAGAAAAGAAACGAGCTGCGTAAGATTCAAGCGCAATAGAAAGACCAAAGTTATCTTTTAGAGCTTCGACTCTAGCCATTCCGCGAATCTCTCCCGGACGAACTAGGTCTGCGATAAAGATAACGTCTTCGGAGCTAAGAAGATTTTTCTCTCCTTGAACCTCGAACATTACGCGACCGATACCGTTGCGCTTTATTTGAACCTTAAGCGGGTTTAGTGGAACTAGATTCACGACTTGACCACCGGAGCGGAAGACGCGAACGAATGCGTTTCCGTCGATTAGAAGTGAAACGATTACCGATTGCCAGAATGCGGAAGGCTGTTGGTCTAGGTCGGGTTTAGTCACCCAAGCTGGACGGGGACGGAAAGGATAGCGCGCACCGTCCCGACGAATGAAAGCGTCTAGGGGTAGGGTCGAGATAGTATCCGAGATAAGAGATACCGCAGAATAGAGCGCGGTTATTTTGAACGCGGTTTCCGAATTTACATTAGTGCCGGATTGATTCAGGTCTAGAAGGTCGTCGCCAGCTCCCCAGATTGTTTGGAAACTTACTGCTCTCTTTTCAAAGAGATTATTTAGCATTACTTACGCTCCAATGCGATACCGAAAATTAGTGTCGCAACGCCAGCGACTATTAGCGCAACGGGGATAGAGAAAAGCCAAATGCCCGTCACGACTAGCACCGCTCCTGTTATCTGAATTATTGTCGCCATTTTCACCCTTAGAAAAAGAAGTCGGGAACCATTTCTTCTATTCTACTGCTAACTGCTCTATCGAAGGCAATTACTGCGGCTACCGCTGCGTCAATCTTGCGCGGTGAATGACGGTTCTCTTTTACGATACGGATTCCTAAGTTGTCTATTTTGGTCACGGCGTTATCTAAGTGCCTTGATAGAACTGGGCTTCCGTCGTGTTCTACGGTTCCACCTGTTACGGCGTCGAAGAATTTCGCCGACGCTTGTACCATTCGCTTCGGTGAAGTGCTAGGCCACTCAACGATTGGAACCCCGCGGTCTGCTAGGACTTCCATAGAGCGTTGCCAGCGGAAAGGGTCGCAAGCTACTTCTCGGGTCTTCGGATAGTCGCGCATAAAGTTCATAATCGTTTCCTCGACTTCTTGGATATCTACGCGCCATAGGTCATCGTGGATAGTTAGGTCTTTCTCCCATTCCTTGACTAGCCAAAGAAAAGGTTTTTCGTCTTCGGTCTTTGGAATCGTACACGCAACAAGAACGGTACAGTCGCCGGAGAATGAGCCGTCGAAGCCTAAGATAATTTCGTCGTCCGGGCTAACTTGTCTTTCGGTCTTCAGTTCGTCCCAACTTCCAGCCGGGAGCCAAGCGGTCTGTGAGCTTACCCATTGGTTTAGACGCTTAGTTCTAAACTCCGCTTCGGGTGTTCGCTTTACTGCGCTCTCGAAATCTGCCTTATCTACTAAGTCGTCAAAGCCCGGGTTAGCTAATTCCCAAACTTTCGGGTCGCGGTGGTCGGCTTCGTCCGGTGCTGCCCACCAAGCCATAAAGAAAGAAGGGTCGATAACTTCTGCGCGTGAAACTTTCTGACCATACTGGAACAAGTTATATGCGATTGAGTCCTGCCCGGTCATATCCTTTTTTACTCCGGCTGTTGTGATTGCGATTAACTGCGCAATACTTCCACGGTTTCCCATAGCTAAACTCATAACGTCAAATAGAGAACGGTCTTTGTGCGCGTGAAGCTCGTCTGCGATTACACGGTGCGGGTTGTATCCTTCTTTAGAAAAGCTCTCAGCGGAAAGAACACGATACACGGAGTTAGTTGCTGGAACGAATAGTGCGTCCCGATAGACCTTGACCATTTCGGATAGCTCCGTGGACTCGACGATTCTCTTAGCTTCACCGAATACGATTCGCGCCTGTTCCTTTTCGGCTGCGATTGAGTAAACTTCTCCACCGTCTACGCCTTCAGCTAGTAAGGAATAGAGTCCAAAGCTAATAGCGGATAGCGCGCTCTTGCCATTTTTCCTGGGTTCCCCGATTAGTACGGTTCTTGCCACTAGCCCGCCTTCTTCATCTCGGGCGTAAACGTGCCGGATAAGTTCTTTCTGCCACGGTCGAAGCTTTAGAGCTTGTCCCACTTTGCCCGCTATGCCGTCCTTACCAATAGTTCCAAAGGTTTCGGTAAACTCGATTACAATTTCTCCGTCGCCTTGCTCGATTGCTTGCTCTGAAACGGGCGTTAGCCAAAGCGGGGGCCAACTATTCACGGTTAGCCTTCTTCGCCATTAGCTCTTCTAGCTTGCTCATTTTCTTTACTTCTGCCACGCCTAGCCGGGAGCGGTCGGAGGGAGTGAATCCAAGAAGCCCTAAGTTAGAAACTATTTGCTTGTCCAGCTCTCGAAGTCCCCGGCGGTCTTTCGGGTTGTTGTCGGTCATTACACGCACTCGGAGATTCCAGCGTTCGTCTATTAGCTCGCAAGTCATAAGAAGAATTTCTAAGTCGGTGTTCGGGCTTATCCAATTTATGCCGGATTCCCAAACCCGCTTCCATAATTCCTGCCCGTATTTAAGAAGTGGACGTGCGGGTTCTGGAGTTTCTCTTGCTTGCGGGATTAGCATTATTGCCGATTGCTCGGGTAGGGCGCGCTTGCCGGGGTTGCCAAGAAGTCGCTTCTGCTCTATTGGCTTAGTCGGTCGTCCTGCTGTCATTAGCTTCCCTTAAAAATTTTTTAGATTTCTCCCAATCCCCTAACGGGTCTTGGAAAGTATCTCTTTAGCTATTGTTTCGCCTATGGCTTTAGCCATAAGCGGGGGAACGCTTCTCCCGATACGTTCGCAACGTTGGGCATAAGTTCCGGTAAGGATAAAGTCCGCGGGGAAACTAGAAAGAAGACGAAGCTCTTGTAGCGTGAAATTGCGCTTCTGTAACGGGTGGACTACCGCAGCTGCCCCGACAATTCCGACTTTAGTTGTAATTGTTGGTATCGGCTTTGAAGGGTGTGGCTTTACTAGTTGAAAGTATTTCTGTGACGCCTTTCCTATTTCAGTCTTATCCCACTCGGGGCCAACAGCATACCTTTCTAAACCTATGTCTTTTCCGGTTTCGGAGTCTAGGTATTTATCTAGCTTAGGTACTTCTTCAAGGGCTTCATTTAGGGAGTATTGGTAATCAAAGGGGGAAGGGAACGCCGGGGCAACTTTGTATTTCTTTACTAGGTCATTACGAACTCCGATAAAGATAATGCGCTTCCGGGCCTGTGGAACACCTAGCCAAGAAGCGTCTAGAAGTTTAGCCTCGACTTGATACCCGTTAGCTCTAAGGTCGCGCAGGATTTCGCGGAAGTAGCCTAAAGCGGTTCCCCTAACTAGCCCAGAAACATTTTCAGCGATAAAGGTTTTTGGTTGAATCTCCTTTATTAGCCGGGAGTATTCAAAGAATAAGTCGTCCGATTTTTGCTCGGAATCTGAATAAGACTTTACTTTTCCCCAAGCCTTTTCCCTAGAGCCAGCCATAGAGAAAGAAGAGCAAGGTGGAGAGCCTTCAAACAAATCTAGTTCCCCAACAGAAAGACCAATCGCTTCTAGAATTTCGGAACCCTTTACTTCTCTTACGTCCCGGCCGTCTAGGATTACGTCATCGTGATTAGCCCGATAAGTTTCCCGCGCTTCCGGAATAAACTCATTCGCCCATAGAAGATTGAATCCGGCTAGTTCAAAACCTAGACAAGAACCACCGCAACCGGAGAAACTCGAAACCATAGTAAAGCCGTTAGAGCCTTTAGCCTTTTTTACCTCGTCCATAGTCGGGACGGAATACTTAGGCTTCATTCTTTTACAGCAACCCAGCCCGCAAAGTTTAGGTGTCGCCAGTAGCAATCTACGTGCTTGAATCCGGCTTCCTTTAGAAGTTCAACGTTCCAATCTGCGGTAACGGGAACTAGAACTCCTTCTAGGCTTTCTTTCTTTCTCTCTATTTGTTCTTTAGAGTAGCCGTGAGATTCCTTAGTCTTTAGAAACGTTTCGATAAGAAGCTTGTTCGCGTAAGCGTCGGAGCCAAGAACCTTCTCGACAAAGAGAAAAGCTCCACCGGGATTCGTGTTGTCGTATACGTTCTGAATTATCTCTTGACGGTATTCGATAGGGATAAATTGTAAGGTTAGGACGGATAGGGTTACGGACGCTCTTGTTCGCGGATAGGACTTGCGTAAGTCTAGGTCTAGGATTTCGGCGAAGGGAACTTCTTCTTTCGCTGCCTTCCTCATTGGCTTAGAAACTTCTATGCCTAAATACTTTACTGAGTTTTTTAGTTCTTCATAAATAGGCTTTAGTGCGGCTCCGCGAGAACACCCAAGGTCTACAACGTCGGTTCCCGGGGTTGCGAATCTAAGAGCTAGGTTCGTCGTTAGCTCTCGCATTCCGTCGTAGTCTGGAATAGAGCGGGCAAGCATATCGTCGAAAACTTTAGTTACTTCTTCGTCAAACTCCCACTTACCTTTCGGCATTACGGAGTCTTTCATTTTGCTTTGCCGTTCCATTCATAGCTACATTTAGGGCAACGGTGAGAGGTTTCTTCCTTGTCGTCAAAGGTCGGAAATTCTTCCGGTCGATTAGCTTCGGAAACTTCTTCTTTTGCGAATCCGAATTCCTCAATTACGAAGTTAGCTTCTTCTAGCTCTAGTAGCTGCTCTGCTAGAACAATAGAATTCCAAGAAGCTAGTTCGGCGGTTCGGTTGTCCGCTAGTGCGAATGCTTTAGTCTGCTCCGGTGTCCATTCGCTCGGAACTCGGACGGCTTGAATCTCTAGCCACCCTAGACGCTTTGCTGCTTCGACTGTTCCGTTCCCGGCGACGATTACGCCCGCTTCGGTTATGACGATTGGCTTGCGTTGCCCGAACTGATTCAGCGAACCTTGAATCGCTTTTAGGTTCTTTTCGTCGTGTTGCCTAGCGTTAGCCGGGTCGGGCGTTAGGTCTTTGATTTGTAGGGTTTCGATTTTCATTCGTGCGCCTTTCTAGGGTTCTAGTGTATCCCTAAAAAACCAAATAATTTCGCGGGTGGCTACGAAGGAATGCGGTCGGGCTCCTCT